AAACAAAAAAAACAAAAAAACAAGAGAAAAAGACGAAATAAAATATAATAGTATAATATATGAAGAATATTACTAATTATATTATACTATTTTTACTTCTTATTGGTTTAGGTATATTATATAGAAGATTTGAAGAAAAGCGAATACTAGAAGAAAATAAAGATAATTATAACGCAATCCAGAAATATTTATTGACGGATGCATCTTTAGCTAAGAGTAAAAAACCTATTTTATGGATTCATGTGCCTTATGAATATAATTCAAGAAAATGGTTGAGTTTTGGCTCTCGTAGTTCATTTGACTTAAATCAACCTTATTTATATCTAACTGTTAAAAGTATATTAATACAGTGTGAGAATTCATTTACAATTTGTTTAATAGACGATAAATCATTTAATAATTTAATTCCTGGATGGAATATTGATATGACTCGTATTTCAAGTCCTGTTTTAGACAATATGAGAAAATTGGCTTTAATGAATTTGATTTATATTTATGGTGGTTTAATATGTCCTATATCCTTTTTGTGTATGAAAGATTTAATTGGGCTTTATGAAAAAGGAACACGTGGAGATAAAATGTTTTTATGTGAAGCAAACAATCGTAACATTACTTCTACTACATACAATTTTTATCCGGATCTTTCTTTTTCAGGAGCCAATAAGGAAAATAATATGGTTAGACAATTGATTGATTTTATGCAACGTAAAATATCAACAGATTATACTGCTCAAAGTGTGTTTTTAGGTGATTTTGACCGTTGGTGTGAGCATCGTATTCGTAAGAAGCAAATTAATATGATAAGCGGTGTAGATATTGGAATAAAAACTGTCGATGATGAACCTATTTTATTAGAAGATTTAATGTCTCAACATTATTTAAACATTTATCCACAAACTTATGGTATTTTGATACCAGCCGATGAGATTTTAAAACGACGACAATACGAATGGTTTGCTCGTTTATCACATAAACAAGTATTGGAAACCGACACCATTATAGGTAATTATTTACTTCTCTCGAATGCTCCAGATGCTAGAGGAGGAATATTGGAACCATTGGAAGTAAAACCAAAAAATTGGGTTGGATTCTGGAAGACACCATTGTATCCAGGTTTATATTCCATCAAGCCAAATATGTTGGGTGATAATTTAATTATGGAAAAATATCCAGGTCATTAAATAATAATAATAATAATAATAATCAAAAAATATATAAATATATTTATTAGAATATATTTATATGTCTCAAAAAACAAAACCATCATTTTATAGTAAATTAATAAAAAATATAAATGTTTATGTTGATTTGAATATCAAATTAACAACAAACGAAATTAATTACATTAATAATTTGAATTTACATTATCCAGAATTGTGTGAAAAAATTAATAAAATTATTGAGGATATAACAGATGATGGGCAAATAGATTTTGATGATATACCTAAAATCGTATTGTTATTATCAGAAATTTATAAATCACATATTGTTGAACATGAAATTGAAAAAATAAATATTTTGAATCTGATTCAATTTACTATGGATACTTTATTAGATTCCGAATTTGTTCTATTACCTGAAGACGAAATAAAAATATGTAAAAGTCTGGTGAATACATCAATACATTTACTAAATACAAATGTTGAAATAAAAGAATTTGAAAAAGAATGTTGTAATTGTTTACACCACTTAAGGTAGTATTTTTACTTCAGTGAATCAATACATAACCTCGCATTCTTCTTCGATAGCTGCTTATGTATTCTTGCGTAAAAATATATAAACCATATGAAACAATAATGAAAACATAAAAAGATATTATCACAAGTATAAGAAAACCGTAAAAATTGATTAATTTTTGAGGTGTTTCATTTTTAAAATAAATAGAACGCAATACTTTATCTTTTTGATAATAATCATTTATTTTATTGTAGTCTTGTAACCAGGTATCGATTGTTTTTGAACAACCAGTTGTAAAAGTTTCAAAATCAAAACAATCATAAAACAATGCATTATTTTTTATATCTATCATAAATAATAAATCATAATGATCACGGTATTTATTTTTCCATTTGCTTATTTTAATATCAAAACTTTGTATAAGATCAATCATTTCCTTATGTTCCCAGACAAGAATAATATCACTATAAGAAAATTCTGTTTTAAATATACTGATTAACATTTTTTTTGCTTGACCAACACAGAAATTTTTATTAATATGAGAACTTATGTTATATGCAGTTATTTTTCTCATATTTTCATAAATTAAATGTGAAGTTAAATACATTCGTTGTGATTTTTGACAATAATAATCGGGATTGCGATTTAAATCCATCATACACACCTTATTTGTATTGAAATTTGAAGTAACAATTTTAATCGAATCTTCCCTGGTTAAATATTTTGTTAGATAATGATCCCAATTTTCAGCGCGTTTATATCCGTATTCACTGCAACAAGGATTTTTATAATCAAATGGTTTATCACAATGACGTATAAACCAAATACGTTTAATTCCAGTTATATTTATGATATTTAAAAATAAACAGAATAAAAACCATCTCATTGCTTGATTATATTACTTGAATAATTATTTATTAAATATATTTAATAAATAAGCTTAAATATATTTACGTTTATAATATAATATACAAATGACGATAACAGACTGTCTTGTATTACATATTGCATCTACATCAGGACCTCAATTATTTATTATTTATGATTGTAAAACAGGCTTATATGAAATAAGAGGAAAAAATGTTAGTGAATCATTAGATTATGCTTATTTTAATTCTTATTCATTTAGCTGTGAAAAAGTAAAACATTTGTCTGAATTTATTGATGCCTTATTTTTTGATAGTAAAATAAATGAGAATAAAAATAAAATTATTACATTATATAATTGTGATGAATTACCTGAAACATCAGAAGATATTACTTTTGAATTTTTAACTCATCATCTTGGCTTAAATAATGAAATATTTTTCAAATTCTATAAAAAATTGTCTAAAAAAAAATGTAAAAAGTTATTAAAAATGATGAAACATATTTATAACGAATATTAAATAAATAAAATCAAAATCTCTAAATATAAATATAGTAAACAATATCATAAGTAGATTTTTCATATTTTATTTGTGATGTATAAGTAATTTTATTGTAATTGCAAATTTGTCTTAATACTGTTGTTAATTTTTTGTAAGTATCTTTACATTCCAAATATTTTTGTTTTGAATTATGATAATATGGTTTGCATTTTTCAAAAAAATGTGTTGAAATATCATTTAATAATCCCTTTTTAAATGCAGCATTATTTAGTAAATAATATTTTTCAGTTTTAAAGCATATACTTTCCAAAAATTGAAAGAATATTTCATTTGGAATTTTGTTTTTAAAAATTTGCGTAGACATTTTATATATTTTAATTATAAAATTATTTTTTTTGCGTTTAATTTAGGAAAAAATTATTTCTTGAACAATTGAATTAAATTATTTGTAAATAACGCAAGTTCAATTTCATCTTCGTGAATATTATTGAATATAGCAATATATTTACATATAAATGGTATAATTTTATATTTATCATCTTCATTTAAAATATTGGTTGTTTTGATAAATAAAAAATAATTATCTAAAATGTCCATTACAGAATAACCTTTATCATATACATCATAAATAAGAGATACAGCTTCTTTTATTTGCCCATTTTTTATAAGTTCTGTGTATTTTTGAAATGATAAGAAACTTATGTTTGTACAAAGTTTAATAGCTAAATCATATGTAATTTTTTCATTCAATAATTTGAATTTTTCCATATAATTAATTAAAACCTTTACAGTATTATTTGAAATAGAAACTATAAATTCTTCTGCATCTGGTTCAATTTCTATTTTTTCGGTTTTTTTTATTTTTTGCATAATTTTAATTAAATTATCTTTTTCTAATGGTGAAATCTTTATAATATTCAAACGCGATTGTATACTTTCAATTACTTTTTGAATATTTGTACAAGAAGCAATAAAATGAACATTTTTACTGTATTTATCAATACAATTACGGAAACATTGTTGGCTTTGCTCATTAATTAAATCAATATCATCTAAAATAATTATTTTTTTTTTATTCTTAATTGTAGAACATGTTTGACTAAATGTTTTCACTTCATTACGATAAAAACTGATGCCTTGGTCCTTTAAATTATTGATACATAGAATATTATCGTTATATTCTTTAGGAGAATAATCTTTATAATATTCACGAACAATCGCATTTAATAATGAAGTTTTACCTGAAGCCATATCACCAACTAATAATAAATTTATGCTGTCGATTTTAATGTATGTTTTTAAAATTTCAATCAACTCTGGTTTTATTTTAAAATCATCAAAATAAAGTGGTTGAAATTTATTAATAAATAATTTTTCGGTAAATTTATTTTTGGAAGTATTTAAATTCATGAATAATTATTATAAGTTAAATAATATTTAAGTATATCTCAATAAATAATATTATTTAAAAATGTCGGAAAATGAATCTTTTTATAAAATTTTAGGTATATCTGAGAATGCGAGCAAAGACGAAATAAAAAAAGCTTATAGAACATTGTCTTTAAAATATCATCCAGATAGAAATGAAAATAAATTAGAATCCCAACAATTATTTCAAAAAATAAATGCTGCTTATGAAACATTAAGTGACGAACAAAAACGTCAAGAATATGATTCAATGCAAAGAAATCCGTTTATGAGAATGAATAGTCAACATGGTGCGCAATTTGGTCATATGAATATTCCAGTAGACGAAATTTTTCAGGCTTTTTTTGGTGGAGGAGGTGAATCGAATTTCCATTCTGGATTTCCCGGATTTCCTGGTTTCCCAATGATGGGTCAAAGAATGGGACACGGACCGGGAAATATTCATATTTTTACATCCGGTTCAGGATTCAATACATTGCAAAAACCTACACCAATTATGAAAAATATAGAAATAAATATGGAACAAGTATTAAACGGTACAACAATACCTTTAGATATTGAACGTTGGTTATTAGAAAATGGTAACAAGGTTTTTGAACATGAGACATTATATATTAATATACCTAAGGGTATCGATGATAATGAAATTATTATTTTAAGAGATAAAGGAAACATAATCAATGATACTTTACGCGGGGATGTAAAAATTTTTGTAAAAATACAAAATAACACATTGTTTACACGTTCCGGTTTAGATTTAATTTTAAATAAAACAATTTCACTGAAGGATGCTCTTTGTGGATTTTCTTTTGATTTGAAATATTTAAACGATAAGATTTATACATTAAATTGTAATAGTGGGAATATTATTCAACCAGGCTATAAGAAAATATTACCGAATATGGGGTTAACGAGAGAAGGACATACTGGTAATTTAATTATTCAATTTTCAGTGGAATTCCCAGAAAAAATAACAGAACAACAAATTGAAAAAATCAAAGAAGTATTGTAAAAATTTGATTTTTATATTTTTCATTTGTAAAAAGGATTTAAATATAATTAAAATATAATATTATTATTATATTTCAATGATAGTAGAAAATTTATGCGAATTTTATTGTTTAAATTACAATAATAAGGAGAGAAAAGAATCAATGATGGAAAGATTTAATAAATTAGACATTTCATGTAATTTTTACGAAGGTGTTGGCCCAGATGATATACGAATGAATAATTCAGCACATACATGGTCTTGTATGTATGGTCATTTGGATATGATTCATCAGTTTTATTATAATACAAATAAAGAATTTGGTATTTTTTGTGAAGATGATGTAATGATTCACAAAAATTTTAAAAATTATTTACCAAAAATATTTGAAGATTTTAAATTGTTAAATCTAGATGTATTATTGTTAGGTTATTTGCTTTGTGATAACATAAGAGATGGTAGTTATAATGGTTATACAGTAATAAATAATGAGTTAGTTTGTTATGAAGAGTTTCCTTATAAATACTATAATTATCCGGATGATTGTTGGGGAACACAAATGTATTTATTATCTAGGGAAAATGCAAAAAAAATTCTTGATAAATATTATATTGGTTATGCAGAACAAACCAGAATAGAAAACAATAATCTTACACCATTTTCTGCTGATTGGATAATTACAAAAGATGGTAACCGTGCTTTATTATATCCATTAATAGTCATTGAAGATGGTAAGAAAACTTTTGATCATCATGGTCAAAACCATCACCATTATTATAGTTATTTTAATAATTATATTGAAGGTGAATTCATTTAATGTGTGAATTTATGTTTTTATAATATATTATTTTTGCAAAAAACTACTTAAAGAAAAAATATATTATATATTTGAGGATAAAACCTCAAATATACAACCATAGGCTAGTGGTAAACTCTCTGCCTTCCAAGCAGATGTCCCGGGTTCGATTCCCGGTGGTTGTAAATCTACTCTATTTTTACTTTATTGTAGAAGTAGATCAAAACCCTAAACTTAGACAACCATAGGCTAGTGGTAAACTCCCTGCTTGCCAAGCAGGTGTCTCGGGTTCGATTCCCGATGGTTGTAAATAAACTTCACTTTTTTAATTTATTATAAAAATGAAGCAAAATATTTTTATGCCTTTTTAGCTCAGTTGGTTAGAGCAATCGCTTTGTAAGCGATAGGTCTTGGGTTCGACTCCCAAAAAGGGCTTTTAATCGATTTTTAGGAAAAGTCGAAAAATATATCGTATAAAAATAATTGATTATAATTATTTTTATAAATTACGTTTTTTAAATTTTAATTTTAATTTTAATTTTAATTTTAATTTTAAATTGTAATTTTGTTTTATACCATATTATAAATTTTTGCTCCATTTTTTTAAAAAGTGGATATATATATAAATGGCTGGTAGACCTCGCAGAATTAGAAGTATACAATCTTATATTAATAATATTGATGCACATACTTTCTCAGGACCCATGAAATCAGGAACATCACCAAGTATAGGTGTTACACATTATTATTGGTACAACTACAAAACACAATGTAATCAGAACCCAAATGCTGTAAAAAAAAGTTATGCAAATATGGTTTTCTTAAATATAAACCCCGCACAAACACCAGTATCAGCTGGTTTTACTCCATCAGTAAATTACAATTATAATTTTGATCCTAGATTTAATTCATGGAATCCTATGTTATATGGTAAAAATTATCAGAAACCATAAAACATAACAATTATAAAAAAATAATACTAATATATGTAATATTAGTATTATAATATTTTTATGTCTATAACGTTTCAACCCTGATTCACTGTATAAGGTGAAACAACCAACCAATTCGTATCCAAACGTTGATAAAATCGTCCACATTTTTTATGATCATCGCAAATTGTAGCTAAACGCATTTTTGCTCTACGAACCGATGTATTTACTCCTCCTACACCGGCGCCAGGAATATATTTATTATATAAATAAGTAGGTTTATTACAAAGTAAACCGTACATTGGGTTTTTTCTGCCTCCCACACCTGTATTTTTTTTGTATAAAAAACCATAATCACCAAACCAAAATTGACCATTTGAATTGTTACCATTTCCAAAACCTTTAAAATAACTAGACATTCTATATATACTACATTATATATAAATATTTTGTTAGGGTTTTGTATTTTTATTTTTATTTTTATTTTTATTTTTATTTTTATTTTTAACCATTTTCTATATAATCCTTACATTTCGCACATTTTTTTTTCATTCCTATATAATGCGGTTTATAATTATTACTATAACAATAATGTGGTATAGTAAATTCTTTTGTAAGCCAAAAATTTTCTAATAAATCTAAATAATTTATTTTCGAATAAGTTATTTTATATTTCTGCAAAAATATTGGTAATCCTAAACTACATCTACATAAGGGACATCTCAATGTACTAAATGGTTTATGATTCTGTTTATTATCATAATATTTGAATAAACAACTACGATGAAATGGATGACCACATCCAGTTATAAAAGCATCTTTTTTCATCATTATTTTTTCTAAACAAATAGAACAATCATCCTTTCCTGGATTAATATAAAACCTACAATTTAATTTACACGGTGTTTGCGTTTCACCAATAAGTAATGGTTGTACACATTCACGTAAACTACACCAACATGTTCCGTTGTTGAATCGTTCGCATTTTTTAGAGGAACATGTACTGTAAATCAAACTTGTTCTCTCATATAAATCATACACATCTTCTAAATACATTTTTTCATATAATTATTTGGATTTATAAATTATATGTTTGCTTATTTTTGAATCAATTTTATTTTATGTATTGAATTAATGTATTCTTAATAATGTAAATTATACCAAATAATAAAAGTATATCTATTTTTATTTACACTTACATGTGAAACAAAATGATTGATACCTTTTTCCAAATCAATTTTAAAAATATTAACTGAACCCAACTTGGGAACAATACTTTTATATATATTATTATCTTCATCACAAAAATGCAAAATACCACCATAACACGGGTTCCAATCATAACAAAAAGAAAAGGTTACTGCTATGTCGCCTTTTTTAACATCATGATGAATGCTTAGAAAATCACCTTTAGTGTAATTACTTAAAAACATTTCATTTGGGGTCATATTTTTACAACCTACAATTTTACATAATAAATCTGTTACAGGAAAACTAGTTACTGTATCACGTAATTTACATACAATACAATTACAATTATAATAGTGATTACCAAAATCTCTCTTGAACCGATAAGTAAAATGGTTTTTCTTTAAGTTTTGATGACATTCCTTGAATCTTTCTTGTAAAATGGGATCATTTAAATTATGATATATTTTCGATTCCCAAACATTATCATTCGGTAAAATTGTATAACACCACCAATTATAATTTTCAATTTCAAAACGTAGATTTGATAATACATTTTCGGAAATAAAATTCGGTATATTCACAATATTTGTATCTAGAAATGTTTGTTTATATTTTTGAATAACATCCATGCTATAAATGTTTGTATTTATAAAATCATAAATCATATTTTTTTTATAAGGACGAATCATATAATTAACAGATGAATAAGGTGCAATACCAAATATATTATTATCTTGTAAGTTCGACGTTTTTTTTGGATATCTCAGCAATTCTGCAATGCGAAAAAAATAAGAACTTCTACATCCAATTAAGTATTTTGATTGTTTCATAATAAATAAATTTTTAAAAGCATTCATCGTTTCATTTTGAGCAATTACATTCGATAATTTATATGTTAGTCTTAAATATTGTAATTCTTCGTCAGATTCAGTATCATCCCACACAACATCAATTTTTTTTCTATTAAAATATTCTTGAATTTCTTTGCATATTTTTTTATCATCAGTGCAAATATAAATTCGATTTTTTTCGTTTCTAAATAGTGAAATTATATCTTCACATTCACGAATATAAATTTCACTTGGAATAAAACATAAAGATTCGGTTATTTTATCTGTTAAACGAAAATGCATTACAATATCCGTATCAACATTAAATGGTGTTTGTTTTACAAGTTTCTCAATCTCATTTTCTATTTCAGGTCGAAATATGCAAATACTATCTTTTAACAAATCTGAATAATCCTCTATTGACCATTTATTTATTTTTGTATTTGGTATCATATCAGGCCAAATTTTGTAACATTTTTTTGTCTCGATAATCGGAAATGAAGTAAAAAAAGAATGCCACGTTTTATCAGGAATATCCAATTCTTTATATGATCCATTTAATCGAGGAATATCATAACCTTCTTTAGTAAAACAAAAAATAAAATGATTTTGTTCTGCATATTGGACAGCAATCATTACGTCATGAATTAAAGCCCCCAAGCCTCCATTATTTTGTTTTGTAAAATCAAAACCATAATACATATTTTTTTGTTAACTTTTTATGTAATATATGTATATATATCAAATATAATTTTAAATCATTTCAAATTATTTTATTATCGCAAATCATAATAAAATAATTTAAGAAATCTTTCTTGTTGGAATATCACTTGCCACAATATATACTGAATTTTCTGTAATAATGATATATTCCATTCCACTCTTATAAAATTTTGATATTTGAGATGTATATTCATCTTCCGATTTCACAAGTAATTTCTCTCCATTTTCTTTTACACCAACCAAAGCCTTTTTATCTAAAGATGAGGTCCAATAGTCCAACATAATAGGCTTATCTTCAACGATTGATAATTTAGCAGCATGTTTCAATGTAACATCAGAAGGCAATCTATAATTTGAATCAGTAACTGGTTTTTGTTCACTCATTTATATTATAACAAAATAATAATCTTTAAATACTTATTTTAAAAATAAAATAATTTTAAAATATAAATGGAAACTAAAAACAATTATTCTAATAATAATTTTTCTTTACATAATATTGATTATTTTAAAAAAAATATATCTTGTAATACACATGAAATTTTAGAAAAATATTCCAAGCTAATGAATGAATATATTAAATTTATATTTGAAAATATTGTAAATAAAAATAAACAATACACAAAATTTATTGTGATTCGTGGTCTTGATACAATCACACATGTATTTCATCATATTTTATATTATACGAAAAACCTAGATATTACTTATTTTCACAGTCAAAAAGCATTTTATTTTTATGTCGAGTTCGTTGGACAAATTACGAATGAGCATAATTCATTTTTGCAGTTAAGTTCAAGAGATGCTGTAATGTATGTATATAAAAAAACAATTTTTGAAGTAAACAATGAATATCGTAAAAAAATAGATATTCCAAGCAAAGAAGAAAATGAATTTTTATTTCTTTTAAATGAATATATTAAAATTTATAAAATTCTTTTCTTGAAACTTATAAATGATGAACAATTTTTACTATGTACAGATAAAAATGAATATTTAATTGAATTATCTGATATAAATGAAAAAATTAATTATTCCAATATGAATAATGATAAAATAAATATTTTTTTATCGTTTATTAATATTTTAAATACAAAAATAAATAATTATAAGATTTATTATGATTGTGTATTATTATTTATAAAAAATATAAATAAAAAAAAAATTTGCAAGGACAATTTTTTTTCAGATGAATTCAATATTTATTTAAATGACTCATCTTGTAAAAAAGACATATTTAAAATAATAAATAGTATATTTGTTAGTTAATTGTGTTGATTATTTTATACTTATTCAGTAACCATTATGTTTTTCTTTCTAATTTTCTTTTTTTTGTCTTTTAAATAAGAATGTTTTTCATTTTCATAAAATGATTTACCTAATTTCTGACTTATATTATTATATTCTGTAATTAATATTTCTTTTATAAATTCATAAACTATTTTTAATACATTTTCATTACATTTACCGACAATTAGTATACTTCCTGTTCTAAATATCATAAAAGAAACTTTGTTAAATAAATCCTTATTTTGTTCTGATATTTGTGTTCCTATTTGAATACCAAATTCTTGATTATAATATAATTTACATTGAATACCAGGATAAGAACAAGGGTCATAAATAGCTTGTATATTGTATTTCATTTTTAAAATATCATACAATATTTCACGATTAATTAAAAACCCACAATTAAAATTAGAATTAATTAATACTGTTTCACACATATCTTTTTTATAAATTAAATCACTTTCAACATGTGGTTGCAATATATTTTTTACAAATTCTAATATCATTTCAAATACATCATCACTTTGAATTCCTGGAATTTCTAATTTTCCCGTATTAAAAACCTTTATATGAAATTCTTTAAAATTATCGTTTACTTTCATTCGTAAAATTAATACAAAACAGTTATAAAAAGCACTTTTTTTTTTACTACGATAACTCATAAGATCCTTCTTACAAATACCAATACTAATTTTACGGATGTCTTTGAATTTAATGCGACCATTTGGGTTATTGATGTTTGTGATAACATGTTCATCAAAATAAACTTCTTTTTTTAATTTTTCTTGAACCGCAATTAATTCATCTATATTCATGCTATTTATTTTTATTTGTTTTTTTATAACGCCATTTAATGGTAATGCATAAGATATAACAGGAATATCCCAAAATATATTTAAATCAATCGGCATATTCAAATAAGCTATTTTTGTTTTAGTTGAAATATAAATTTCTGTAGCTTTAGGAGGGTTATCTAAATTTATACCATCTAAAATTATTTTCGGTTCTAATATTTCAAAATCATCAAATTCTTCGTTGTTATCATCGTCAGAGGATAAATTCATATAATTTGAAATTACAAATTTTTCCCATTCTTTATCAATATTCTGGTTTAAATTTGTAATCATTAATTATAACTTGTAACATATCTTTATATTCTTTAAGTATATTTTATTTCAATTATTTTCTTTATTATAATATAAATGGAAATACAATCGTCGTGTTTTATCCATGAAAATAAAAAAAACAAACCAAATTTTTTTATGTCTACATATAATAATGAAATTACTCATGATATATTATACTTTACACAATCAAAATTTTTAAACATACATGATAATATTATTATCAAACAACCACATAAATTTCAAAATACATCACCTATAAAAATAATAAATAAAAATAATACAAATGAGTATTCATTAAATCAAATTTTCTTTGATCCATCTGAAAGCTCGCCTCCGAATGATTTTTTAAATAAATTATCTAATAGAATGCAAAAATATCAAAAAAATGAAATTAATCTATGTAATGAATAATATACATAAATTTTATTGTTATTTTCTTCTATGTGCATAATATTTTCAACAAAATTTAAAAAATCATTTGATATAATTTCTGGATAATTACGAATTAAATAATTTAAATAATTTTTAATTATATTTTTTTTATCAATATTGTATTTAATACTTATTTCATAAATATATTTAAAAATAATATCGATTTTTGCTTTATTTTTTAGGTATTGAGTCAATTTTATCCAAATATCATCATCAATAATATTTATTATTTTATAATCTAAATGATTTGTTTTTTCAAATTTTATGATTTCTTGATTTGTTTGTATAAAATTAATCATACTACGAATATCCGATTTATATAATTTTTGTATACATGTGAGTGATTCAATATTCATATTTAATTCTTCAACATCCGATATATGTTTCAAAAAATTAATTATTTCATCTTGAGGTAGTTGATTAAAACGTAAACGAATAAATTCATTTTGGAGACCTTCATCTATTTTACTAATATAATTACATATTAAACAAAAACGTACAGTAGTTAAATATTCCTGTAATAAATAACGCAACGCTTTTTGAGCATTATCCGTCATATAATCAACTTCATCCAATATAACAAATTTCATTCCTTTATTAAAAAGTGGAGATGAATTCACAAAACAGCTTATTTGATTTCTTATTATGTCTATTCCTCTATCATCAGACGCATTTAAATGAATTATTAAATCTTTATTTTTTATACCTCTTTTTTCTTGATATGCATTGATCAAATTGATTATAGTTGTCGTCTTGCCTGTTCCTGGCGGACCAAAAAATAACAAATTCGGAAAATATTCTGTATCAATAATATTTTTTAGAATTTTTTTGTTCAAAGGATCTAATATTATATGTTCGAAATTTTTTGGACGAAAAAATTCAATCCAAGGTATTTTACTCATTTATTATATTTTTTATTTATATTTATATTTATATTTATATTTATATTTATAGAATAATATATTTTATTTTTCGATTTTTAATATTTTAATATGATAAAAAAATTGATTTTTTATATTATAAAATAGTAAATGCATCAATTAACAATGTCATCTGAAAATAACGGTATAAAGACTTATTTAGAATTAATCATCGGTCCTATGTTTTCCGGTAAAACATCTCGTCTAATCGAAATTTATAAACAATGTAATTTTTGTAATATTCCAGTTATTGCGATAAATTATTCATTGGATACTCGATACGATCCTCTTTTATTATCAACACATGATCAAATTAAAATTCCTTGTTTGCAAACTAAAGATTTACTCACTGTTAGCAATAATGTAAATGACTATCAAGTTATATTAATTAATGAAGGCCAATTCTTTTCTGATCTTTATGAATTTGTTGAATTAATGTTAGAAAATCAAAAACAAATTTATGTTTGTGGTTTAGATGGAGATTTTGAGAGAAAAAAATTTGGTCAAATACTTGACTTGGTACCTTTATCTGATAAAGTAACCAAATTATCTTCATTATGTTCTTTGTGTAAAGATGGAACACCTGGAATATTTTCATTTCGTTTAACTTGCGAAAAAGACCAAACCATTATAGGTTCAGATAATTACATTCCTGTTTGTAGAAATTGTTATATTACAAAAAAACAAGAATGTTAGTTATATAATTTATGAAAACAATTTAAATTTTATAGCAATTATAAGTTATAATTTAAATGGTAAAAAAAAATACTATTGAAGAAAAACCGGTTTCAAAAAAGGGACGTAAACCCAAAAATACTTCAATTATTAAAGATACTATTACAGATAACATAAATACAAATGATAACATAAATACAAATGATAACATAAATACAAATGATAACATAAATACAAATTATAACATAAATACAAATGATAACATAAATATACAAAAGGAATCAAATGAATTATTTAATAACACAAACCATAATATTATATGTTGTATCGAAGAAAATCAAATAAATGAAAATAATCATAGTCTAATACATGAATTAGTGAATGAAAATGTATCTAAAGAAATTAATAATATAATTATTACAACAGATTTTGGAGAGAAGATCAAGCCAGCGAATAAAAAAAGAGGAAGAAAACCTAAAGGAGGCAAAATAGTTCAACAAATAACACCATTAATTAATAATAAAGAATCAAAACCAAACATTATTTTACATCTTAAATGTTCATTAAAAGATTTACAAAATGATATTTTTTTAAATTCTAATTTTATTGAAAGTTTTAATTTTTCTTCAGGAAAAAACGATTTAAATTATGAATTAATTTCTGATAATGAATCATGTTTTATCAAAAAACAATATATTAAAAATGAAATTGTAAATAATAATTCTTCGTCAATAATTAATAATTATTCAAAAAATAATAATATTGAGTATGATCAGGATCATGGTTATGACCAAGAAATTACAAATTCTAATAAGGATTGTGATATAAAACATATATGGAAAAAATTAAAACAATTAGAATATAATTTACATATTAATAATATTAGTGATAAAAAATCAGCGTGTTTTTGGTGTACATATGATTTTGATAATCCGCCAATATATATACCAAAGCATTTTATTAATAATTCATATCATGTTTATGGATGTTTTTGTAGTCCAGAATGTGCGACAGCTTATTTAATGGAAGAAAATATAGATAGTTCCGCAAAATTTGAAAGATATCAATTATTAAACAATATTTATGGTAAAATATACGAATACAATAAAAATATTAAACCTTCACCGAACCCATACTATATGTTAGATAAATATTACGGAAATTTATCTATTCAAGAATACCGTTCACTACTCAAAAATGAGAGATTATTTTTGATAGTTGATAAACCATTAACCCGTATTCTTCCTGAATTGCACGAAGATAATGATGATTTTATTATTAACAATAAAATTATTCCTTCTAATACAATTCCTTTAAAAGGAAAGTTGCGGAAGAAAGTAATAAATAAAAGCAATATTTTAAATGAAACTTTTGGTATCGCTCAGCAATAATATACAATAATATACAATAATTAATAATTATTGTATAAATTTGAAATTTAGTATATAATAAAAATATTATTTATTATATATATTAACAAATTATGATTCCAAAAATAATTCACAATATTTGGATTCAAGGATACAATGAATTACCTGAAAAAAATAAAAAAAATCATATTGAAATCAAAAAAATAAATCCAGATTGGGATTTTATTATTTGGGATAATGCTATGATTTTACAATTATTAGAAAAATATCCAAAGTTATTGAACTTATATAAAAAACCAGATAAACTTACAGGTATTATTCATTCAAGGGCTACACAAAGTGATATTGCGAGATATGTAATACTAAAAGAATTTGGAGGTTTATATTATGATCTAGATTTTGAATGTGTTTCTTCATTGGATGAATTATTTCAAAATAAAGATGGTGAAATATACGATAACAATACTGTTTATATTGCGAGTTCTAAAATAGAGTTATTAGACTATATTTGGCCATTTTATTTTTATAAACCAAAATATTGTTCTTGTTTTATGGCTTTTCAAAAAAATCATCCTGTTTGGGATAAAGTATTTCAATTGATTGAAAATACTAATTCTAAATATATCATTGGACGAGCGCTTGATAAAAAATTACAAGAAAGTGATTACAATGTTATTGTATTAGAAAAGGTAAATGGGCATTATGCTTGTGGAAGCAAAGATAATATATGTTTTACACCTGTAGAATCATCATGGAATCCTATAAGGCCATTGATACGGTTTTTGAATTGTTATTACAAACAATTTTTTTTATTTATATTGGTTATTATTATTATTATTATTGTTGAAAAAATAAATTTACATAATATTATGAAATTTGGTTTAACAACATTTATACCCGGCCAAAATGTTTCACAATCTCAACCTATACAATCGCAATATGAACCTTTGCAATTTACAAAAAAATTGAAGAAGAATAAAAAATAAATTTATGATTATTTTATCTACATATTTGCTTATTTATTTAATGCTTTTATCTGAATCTTTTCTTGCTTGATATTCGCGCATAGAACTATCTAATTTATATCTTAATTGACGATATATTTCTTGATTTATTGAAACAATCGGTTTTTGTTTTTCATTGATTCCAAAATATTTTTTAATTACTAATAAATGATCATTATTATATTCTTGTAATTTTTCTTTTGCTTGTTCTTCTGTATAATCAGTTTGCCTTAAAATCATCTGAATCTTATCATTTATATTCAAACTATCTGTATCTATTCTATTTGTATTTATTCTATCTGTATCTATTCTATCTGTATCCATTCTTTATAAATTAGATAAATTAATTTTTAAATCATATTAAACGAATTACTATATATTAAAACATCTATAAATAGTCATGATGCTTGAAAAAATAAATTTTAATACAGAATCATTATTACATAATGTTAATAATTGTATTTCAAATGGATTAAATGATTTATTAAAAGATTTTTTGAACGATTATAATAAATATAAAAAAACTCATGAAAGTGTATTGAAATTAGCAGGTAAAACGTCAGAATTTGTTATTGAGAGCAATTCTAAAATAATTACAGAAGAAATGGGTAAATATGAAACTTTAAATCAAAAAATTGATGAACATATTAATAATACAAATACAATAATGGTAAAAATAGTTGATAAAATTGAATTTTTAACTAATGAAATAAAATCACTAAAAAAAATGAATGTTATTGATTTAACAAAAGATGAACTTTTTGATTATAATAAAGTAAAAGTAAAACAAGAACAGGTTGAAAATGAAAATATTCAACTAAAAATTGAAGAGATTATTGAAAATAAAGTTACAAAAGAACAAAGTGAAGCAGAAGCAAGCGAAGCAGAAGTAAGTGAAGCTGAAGAAGAACAAAGCGAAGCAGAAGCAAGCGAAGCAGAAGCAAGCGAAGCAGAAGTAAGTGAAGCTGAAGAAGAACAAAGCGAAGCAGAAGCAAGCGAAGCAGAAGTAAGTGAAGCTGAAGAAGAACAAAGCGAAGCAGAAGCAAGCGAAGCAGAAGTAAGTGAAGCTGAAGAAGAAAAAAGCGAAGCTGAAGAAGAGGAAGAATATATGGAAATTGATATAGATGATGTTACTTATTGTACAAATAATGAAGAAAATGGTTTCATTTATGAAATGGATAAAGATGGAGACGTAGGTAAAAAAGTGGGTTACATTAAAGACGGGGAACCCTTTTTTTATGAATAAACAACATTAAGAAATATCAAATTATCTTTGCATAATATAATAATAATTAAATGATTAAATTATGTACACCGGCTATTATTTATCTTATTTTTTCACTCGTTCAAATTGTATTAGACACACTTAAAGGTTTGTACAATACTGCAATTATGAAATCGGTTGTTATGATAGCAATAACATTTTTATTAAATTTATTATGTGAAGGAGGTATGACTATCATATCATGGGTTATTGTTTTTATTCCTTTCATTTTTATGACGGTAATTGTGGCGATGCTTTTATATATATTTGGTCTAAATGCAAAAACTGGTTCAATAAATTATACATGTAAGAACTATCCAGATAATATTTCAGTAGATAATAACGGCAATATCATCATTTATGATCCTGCTTACAATTATGCAACCAATCCAGCTTTTTATGATGCTCCAAATATTTATATTCCAAAACCTCAACCTCAAACAAACACATATTTAAATAGTCAACACCAACCAATTATTCAATCAAATGTACCATTTGTTAATGAGCCGCCAATTGGTTATTCTAGCAGTCCAGCTTATCAAAGTTAAAAAATTTGATTTTTAAAAACAACTTAAATATTTACTTTGTTAAAACAATATAATATAATGATATTCTTTATACTTGAAAAACCATTGACTACAATTTTATTAGGATATATGTTACATAAATTTATAAGTTACAATTATCCTGAACAATATGAAAAATTTTGTATTTTGTGTGGATATTATGTTATTTATTTTTTCAGTAAATTACAAATGATGTATTTAAAATTAAAACCAAAATTGAATGAAATGATTGAACCTTGTTTAGAAAATGAATTAATACAAAATATGTTGCAAATATTTAAAGAGCCAAAATCAACATATGATTTAGAATTTATTTTAAATGGAGATGTAGTTTTTCGTTGTTTAAAAGAAGATTTATTAAATGAATCTTTATTCTTACCGAAAAATTTTGATTTTATTATTTATTCGGAACCATCCTTAGAAACGGTAAATAAAAAAATACTTTATTCAATCCCTAAAAATATTGATGAAGATTTAAAAATTGAAATATCAAGTTATAGATTCGTGTTATTCGAGTTAATCATTAATGAAGAACATATAAAAATAGATTTTTATACAAATCAATATAATTTTTATGTTGAAAACAATAAAATCAGTAAAAATTTTTTATTATATTTTTTAAATAATTATCATCCACAAATTTTCGCAAAATATTCTTTTGTAATTATACAAAACTTTAATATAATATATTTGGATAATTCATTTTCTGTAAAAGAACTTGAAAATAATGCTGAATTTTTATTTAAAAAAAAGGATTTTGAATTGATAGAAACTTTCAATAAAGTATTAGATAATAATAATATATTGAATAATAATAATAATAATAATATATTAAATAATAATAAAATAAGCGATTACATTCAATTTTCTCATGAAGAATTTCTTAATGAAATAGAAGACGAATATGTGGAGATGCCTGATTTAATACCAATTGATGAAAATTATATAGATAATTTTTCATAAAAGCAAAAATATTATTATTGTGAAACAATATAAAAAAAAAATGTAATATTAACATATCTATGCATAGTCCGCATAATAGTACAAATACAATGGAAGCAGCTAAAATAGAAGAGTTTCATAGACTTTCAGATAAATGGACACTTTGGGCACATTTACCACATGATACAGATTGGAGTATAAATAGTTACAAAAAAATATACACTGTTTCTTATGTAGAAGAATTGATCGCTTTAGTAGAAACGTTACCTGATATTTTGGTGAAAAATTGTATGTTGTTTTTTATGCGCGACGGCATAAAACCGACCTGGGAAGATCCAAAAAATCGGAATGGTGGTTGTTTTTCATATAAAGTTTCTGAAAAAAATGTGTTTGATACATGGAAACAATTAAGTTATGTAATATCAGGCCAAACAGTAAGTAAACAAACAGGTTTTGTGAATAAAGTTACAGGTATTACTATATCTCCCAAGAAAAAATTTTGTATTATTAAAATATGGATGAATGATTGTTCAAATCAAAATCCTGCGATTGTAACAAATGAAATAAAAGATATTACACCTCAAGGTTGCTTATTTAAAAAACATGCCCCTGAATATTAATATATCTTCGGTATATAATATATTTATTTTTAAAAAAATATATTATGTTTAGAAAATTTGAAAATATTTTTGAATCTTATAAAATAATTAAAAATAGAGATACAAAATTATTTCGAGAAATTAATAATAACCAAAATAATATTAAAATAAATGAAAATCATATCAACAAAAATATTATATCTAATTATACAATCAATAATTTTACCAATGATAAAAACAATAAAATAATAGATAATTTGACTTTTAATAAAATAATAAAAAAAATTAATAATGTTTATAAACAAAATTATAATAATAAATTTGTTACTGGTTTTGGTGATTTTATAAGAGGTTGTTACTTTATTTTAGAATTTAGTCAAAAATATGATGTAAGTTACAATATTACTATTTTACATCCTATAAATAATTACCTTAAAAATAAAACAAATACCATTCCTGATTATATTTCAAAAAATATTGAATATTGCGAATATATAAATTATAGTAATGATATAAATTGCATATATAACTCAAATACAACAAATTTATATAAAAAATTATTTGAATATTTTAATAAACAACAGATTTATGATGAAAATATATTTATATATACTGTATGTTATCCAACAATTCAAATAATCGAAGAAAATAAAAATTATATTCGAAATTTAATTGAACCAAATGATGAACTAAAATTAATAATAGAAAATTATCTTAAAAATATAAATTTAATTAAAAAAAAATTTAAAATTATACATATTCGTTCTGGAGATAATTTCTTAAATAATAATGAAAAATATTTAAAAAATGATTATAAATTGAAAATAATTACTGAAATTAGTAAAATTATAAGAATAAAATCTAATTTTTTGCTTATCGCAGACAATATTTTAGTTAAAAAATTGATTCTCGCAAAATTCCCATTTATTAAAATGTATTTTAATGAAATTACACATTTAGGTGAAAATTCAAAATTAAATGATGATAACATTAAAAATACATTGATTGATTTTTATATCATGTCTTACTCTAATAGTATTTTTAGTATATCTTCTTATGATCACGGTAGTGGGTTTAGTAGATGGTGTGCAGTTACTTATGATATTCCTTATAATTGCATACAAATAAAAATCTAAATATTATTCAAATAAAAAGTTAATTTTGTTAAAAAATAAAACATTAGACTAAATAAAACACTCGTAAATAAATAACCATTTATATTATAATTACCGTCTTTTAAAAAAAGAACTGCAAAATATTGATATAAAAATTTTTTAAAAACAGGTAATTGAAAAATAAAATAAAGCACAGATAACAATAAAGGTGTTTGTATTTCTGAATAAATTTCATCCAATGAATCTTTTTGTTGTGTTTTTTTATTGTAATTTTGAATCATCGCTTCAATTTCATCGTCATTTTGAATATAATCTCTCGATGATTCTCTTGTTGCTTGTTGAGGTATATAATTTGGTTGAATTTGAGGATCTTGCGTGATGGATTCTGTATTACGCGGTATATCTCTCGAAGGAAGTTGAGTAACACCTGTTGCACTTGCTTGTTGAAGCCCATTCACAATTTGACTAATAGTAGTTTGATCCAATGTTACAGGCATTGTTGTGTTATTTGAGATTGATTTAATATTATTACTATTATTATTATTTATTTCAGTCGCCATTATAGAAATATTATTTTGACTTGTAGGACCAGCTGGATCAGTCGGAAGTTCTAAAATACTTGTCGTATCACTCATAAATAGTATAAAGAACGTTTGATTATATTATTTACGCAAAATCAATTATTTTTTTTGTTTTATCACACTTTGCTGAATTCGGTACATATTTATAACATTTGTTATCATGTTTGTATATTTTATCATCAATTTCCTCTAAAGGTGGCGCATGAAACACTGTACAATTTCTTCCTTTACAAACAGTGCGGAAAAAAGTAGCTAAACCAAAACCTAATAAAATAGACATGATATATTTCCCTGTTTGTGTATGAACAAATTTAGATAAGTGGACCATTTATATATATTAATATTATTTATAACACATTTTATAATAACAATATTATAATATTGTTATTATAATATTGTTATTATAATATTGTTATTATAATATTGTTATTATAATATTGTTATTATAATATTGTTATTATAATATTGTTATTATACCTGTATTGGAACCTTTGCTAACAATGATGTATCACTTTGACAGTCTACTTCTTCCGGTTTTAATGAAAAACAATTGTTTGCCTTATCTCGGAATAAAATTTTATCTACATTATCTGGAGTTGGATATACATAGATAGTTTTTTGTTCTGGGCCTAAAACATATACAAAAAAAAGACCAATAGCTAAACTTATCATGAAAACTGGTAAAGATATATAATTGAATATCATTTATATATTTTAGTATTATTTTATAATTATTATTTAGTAGTTAATATTTAGTATTTGAATAATCTAAATTGTTGTGTTAATATTTTCTTCAATTGAGTTTCCATATTTGTGGTTGGTTTAAATGTTAAAATACTATCTCGTTGCAATTTTGGGAATTTATTTATTATATTATTAAAGTTTTCATTTCCAAAATCTAATTTTCCATCATCCATTTGTATTGGAGGCAATATAATATTTGTAGGAAGTAAAAATTCTCTTGGTTGTTTTTTTTTTTTCGCTTTTACATAGGATTTCATAGTTTCTTTCAACCATTCTGGATCTTCTTCTAAAACTTTTCGGTAATTATCATCTAAAGATCTCCATATTTGTTGATAAGTAGGATCTTCTTCTAATAATTCTGTTTCTAATTCAAATGAATCATGTTTTTCTTCTGATTCTTCTTCTTTATCTAATGAATCTTGTTCAGATTCATCCTCAATAATCAATTGTTTCGATTTTATATTTAATTTTATGTTTGAATTTATATTTGATTTTATATTTGATTTTTTTTCAATACCTAATTGAAAGCTTATAACCTTGGGATCCGAATAAAAAAGGGTTATTTCTTGTAATGTGTTTTTTTGTTGAACCAAATGATATGTATTTGTATCAGCGTTATATTCAACTACATTTCTACTATTTTTTTTCTCTCTTATTTCTTTTAATAAAGGCATCAATTGATTCACATAAATAGAAACAACATCTTGGATCAATTGTGGATTTTCATTTGTTTTATCATATTTTTGTATAAGTGTTTTCATATCATTTATCATAATATATGACTTTTCAATATGTTCTATTAAATTATCATTTTTATCTTTATTATCAACAATTTGAATGTATTCTTCCAAATAATGAGCAAATATATCCGAAGTATCTTGAATAGATTCTCGTATTTCATCAAATAGAGTGACAGCTTCTTCGGAAGTAATATAACTAAAAATTAACTTATTTTTATTATTTATTATATTGAGTTTATTTTCATTTAATTCTTTTTCCAAATTTCTTATAATTTCTGGATATAAATCACATTGAGTTGACTTTAATTCAATATGCAAATTACATGGTTCACTTAAACTTCCACAAACCGCTTTTAAAAAAGTACATAATTCTTTACTATCATATATTCGTGTAAACCTTGTTCCAACAGGTCTTTTACAATTAATGCATTTGGGTTTTAAACTTTTAAATTCTTGTCGTTTTTCTTTCCAACTTTTGGTCGTATCTTTGATTATTTTTATTTTATCTTTATCATAATTATTTTCATAAGTTGACTTTAATTTGTAAAATTCATCCAATGCTATTAAAAAATCATTATTTTCTCTATTGTTCATTATTTATATTTATTATATAAATAATATATTTTATATTTGTTTTGAATCAATTTGTTCTAATAAACATATTTTCCTTTTTTGTTAATATCTTCGTATTCATTTTCCCAATTTGGCAATCCAGTAATCAACTCTTGATGCGCAATTCTTTTGGCTTCTTGTAAATTTTTGATTTTAGATAAAATATATTGTTGTTTCTCTCTTTCTTTAAATTCCTTCTCTTTTTTTGTGAGACGTCCTTTGTATTTTGAAATCAAAATGATTCCTAAAATCAATAAAAAAAACAATAACATTCCTATATTAAAATAAAAATTATGATATTCCATTTTAAAAATATGAGTTTGTTTCAAGGTTTCATTCAAAAAATATCTAACACCTGGTTCTATTAATTTTGGTTTATATATTTCGTTGTAATTCATAATATTATTCATAGATATGATTTTATTAATTTAATTTAATTTAATTTTATTTTATTTTATTTGTTATATGATATTTATTTGTTATTTATTCAAATATTTAAATCTGTATAATCTATATGGCTACTACTAGTTCTATTATTAATATTATTACATTTATATTGTCCACCGCTTTTTATTATTTAGTATTAAAACCTAAGTTGACATATGATATTATGAATAATACAGAAGAATACAAATCTTATACTAAAAGCTACTATAAAAGTTTAGGTATTTATTTGCTCCTTGTTATAATAGTTCAGTTTATAATAAACATAACCGCTGTCGCAAGTAAGTGTGGTGGTAGTTTAAATACAAATATGGGTACAGCGGCTTTATTTACATTTTTTCCTTGGCTGCTTATTTTTGGTATTATGTTAATTGTTTTAATAATGTATCCTGGTTTTAAGACAGCATTTTCAGATGTTATTGGTTATTTTTATGTTTCTGGTTCAGCAAATATAGTATTGACTGAACTTTTAATCAATAAAAATATTCAAAAGCAAATAGATGAATCCAGTGCAACATTAAAGGAAAAAGAAGATTTAGAAAATGCAGCGGATGCTATTATAAAAATTTGTGGAAATACTTCTATTCTGATCAATCAAATTGTGCCGAATAATTTTGTGAATTATTGGTCTCTCTTAAAACCATTAATGAAAAAACAATATCAAATAGATAGTCCTGAAACAATTGAAAAAAGAAACAAATTATTTGATTTGGTTGTTACAAGAGACACAATCGGAGAGATGGTATGGTATTTATATACTGGTTTATTATTATCATCAATTGTTCAAATGAAAATTTCAACAACACCATGTTATGTTAGCCCACAACAAATGGAGCAAAATTATCAACAGTACTTAATTCAAGAAAATCAAACACAAACACAAACAGCAACTGCCCAAAATTCAGTTTACACAATTACAACCTAAAATACATTTGTTTTATTATAATGAATAAAAATTTATTATAATAATTTTATATTTTTTATTTTTTAAATCCATCTATAAGGTCCTTCACCTTTTAATTGTACAGATGATTTTAAAGGTTCTACATCAACATCACCTCCACGTTTTCCATGAACCAGCCAGAAAAATTTACCATTTTCACCATGAACACTAAATTTATTATTTTTAACTTCTGAAGAATTAAATATTTTTATTTTTTTATCAAAAATAGGTGTAATTTGTACAGTGAAATCTCTTGCTAAATTATCAACATAATGGGGTAATTCAATTGTAACAGAATCGTTATTTGTGATTTCACTTTTACCACGATAATAAACACCAGCTTCAGGTCCTTCCAAACAAACATGAACCAAATATTTTTCTGGATTAATTGGATGTTCAATAATGAAAGGTTTGTTTGAATTATAGTATAAATTACTACCATCATAAAATACACCACCTGTAGGTCCTGAGTAATTAGTAGATACAACAGAACTTGTGTTTTGTGTTGGGATTGAAGGAATATTAATATTTGAAATATACGCAGTAGGGTAAGTTAAGCCTGATGAGTTAAAAGGACAAGTAACTATGGTTTGACCTATAGAAGAAACGGATACAGCGTAAAGTTGAAATAAATAACTAGAATTTATTGAAACAGATGTCCAAGTATTACCATAATTAATAGAATTATAAATATATTGACTAGCAGCAGTAGCGGATTGATATTGGCCATTACCTGATACTGATACTCCAACCCATGAAATACTATCAGATACTAAAGTAAAACTACTACCATAGTTAGAAGATAAATATTTACCACCATTAAAAACTACTGTTTGGTATTGTCCAGATGCTGATACAGATACTATTTGATTTGTAGCTCTATTATATTCATTTGTATATCCACTACTATAATTTAATGTTGCATTAATTACCCGAGTCCAAGTATATCCAAAATCAGCAGAACAATATATTCCACCTGTTCCATTTATTACCGCTGTTTGATATTGTCCAGATGCTGAAATATAAACACTCCACCAGTCAGAACTATTAGGAGCAACTGAACTCCAAGTACTACCATAATTGTTACTAATTTTTATAAATCCATTACCTATAATAGTTACATATTGACCAGAAGAGGAAGTAGCAACACATTGTCCATATAGATTTCCCAAACTAGTAAATGACACTCCAAAATCCGACGAAAAATATAGAGGACCATTAAAATAATCAGTTGCATATTGATATTTTCCTGATGATGAAATCGCTACTGATCTATTAGCTGCTCCAGTTGCTGATAATGTAAAGCTAGATCCATAATTAGTTGATATATAAAGAGTAGTAGTGTTACCAACCATTTGATATTGACCTGATGAAGATACTGCTGAACAAATAACTTGATTGGTATTAGAAGTGGCTTTCCATACATTTCCATAATTAGTCAAACTAACTCCAAAATTAGAAAAAATATCATAAGTTGACTGATTAAATGTGCCTTGTGATCCAGTAAAACCTTGGGGACCTTTTACTCCTGTAAAACCTTGTGGACCTCTTGAGCCAGTAAAACCAGTATAACCAGTATAACCTGTACGACCAGTATAGCCAGTAAATCCTTGAGGTCCTCTTGAGCCAGTGAAACCAGTTGATCCTTGTAATCCAGTAAATCCTTGTGGTCCTTTTACTCCTGTAAAGCCTTGTGGGCCTTTAGAACCAGTAAATCCTTGTGGACCCTTAGATCCAGTAAAACCTTGAGGTCCTTTTGAACCTGTAAAGCCTTGTGGTCCTTTCATTCCCGTAA